ACGTCGGCGTGTCCAAGACGGTCACGCTGCCCACGCTCAGCCGCAAGCTGGAGGCCTTCCGGGGCGCCGGCATGGACGGCCCGGTAAAAATCGACATGGGCCATTCCGATGACGGCATCCAGCTCGAATGGACGCTCGGCGGCTGGGACCTGACCGTCCTGCGCCAGTTCGGCGCCGTGCGTGCCGACGGCGTGATGCTGCGCTGGGCCGGCTCCGTGCAGCGTGACGACACCGGTGAGGTCAGCGCGGTCGAGGTAGTTGCCCGCGGCCGGCACGAAGAAATTGACTTTGGCGACTCAGAGCCCGGCGAAGACACCGAGCACTCCATCACCACCACCTGCAGCTATTACAAGCTCAGCATTGACGGCAACGTCGAGATCGAAATCGACCTGCTGAACTTCGTTTTCATGGTCAACGGCACCGACATGCTCGCCGAGCATCGCGCCGCCATCGGCCTGTAACCCCGGCGCCGGCCAGCGCGCCGGCGCTCCTTTCGCAACCCAAGGAGCAACCCCATGAGCAAGCCCACCTACAGCGACCCGATTGTCCTCGAGGAGCCGATCAAGCGCGGCGAGACAAAGATCACCGAAATCACTCTGCGCAAGCCGGCCGCCGGCGAGCTGCGCGGTTTGAAGCTGACCGACCTGCTGCAGGGCGACGTCAACGCCAACATCCGCCTGCTGCCGCGCATCAGCCAGCCAACGCTGACCGAGCAGGAAGCGGCTGCCCTGGACGTCGCCGACCTGGTCATGTGTGCGGATGCCGTAGCGGTTTTTTTGCAGAAGAAGGGGGCAGCGGCATCCCCCGAAGCGTAGACGACGTGATGGCGGACATCGCCCTGGTGTTCCACTGGGGCCCAGAGCAGATGAACGCCATGCCCTTGCATGAACTGATGGACTGGCGCGACCGCGCCCGTGATAGATGGGAGCGAACACATGGCGGCGCGGGATCTAAACCTTAAGGTCAACCTCAAGGCCCTCGACAACGCCAGCCGGCCGATGCGCACCGTGCTAACCGGTGCGGTCGGCCTGGGCCGCGCGCTGCGCGACACCCGCTCCGAACTCAAGGGCCTGCAGGCCCAGCAGAAGGACGTCAGCTCGTTCCGTAACCTGAAAGGCGCATCGGAGCAAACCGGCGCCGCCCTGCAGGCCAACCGCGACAAGGTCAAGCAGCTCGCCCGCGAGCTGGCCAGCACCGAGGCGCCCACCAAGGCGCTGACCCACGAATTCCAGCGCGCCGTGCGCCAGGGCCAAGCCCTCAAGCAAAAGCACAGCGAGCAGCAGCGTGAGCTTCAGGGCCTGCGCGGCAAACTCAACGAGGCGGGCGTCAGCACCCGCAACCTCGGCCAGCACGAGCGCGACCTGCGCAACAAAGTCACCCAGACCAACCAGCCCCTCGCCCAGCAGGAAACACGCCTCAAACGCTTGACCGCGCAGCAGAAGCGGCTCGGGCAGGCCAAGGCTGAATACCAGCGGACCCAGCAGCTCGCCGGGAGCATGGCCGGCGCCGGGGCGGGTGGCATGGCAACCGGCGGCGGCATTCTGTATGCGGGCGCGCGGTTCATGGCGCCGGGTCTGAACTTCGACGCCAGCCAGAGCCGGGTCCAGGCCTTGACCCGACTGAGCAAGGACTCACCCGAAATGCAGGCGCTGCGTGCGCAGGCTCGGCAACTGGGGGAGAGCACCCAGTTCACCGCCGTCGACGCGTCCGATGCGCAGGGCTTCCTCGGCATGGCGGGCTTCGACCCCAAGGCCATCCAGGCGGCCATGCCCGGCATGCTCGATCTGGCCAAGGCCGGCGACAGCGGGCTGGCCGAGACGGCGGATATCGCCTCCAACATCCTTACCGGCTTCAACCTGCAAGCCAGCGAAACGGGGCGACTCGGTGACGTCCTGGTCGGCGCGTTCACCCGCTCCAACACCAACCTGCAAATGCTCGGCGAGACAATGAAGTACGCCGCACCGGTGGCCGCCTCGGTTGGGCAAGATATCGAAACCGTCGCCGCCATGGCGGGCAAGCTCGGCGATGCAGGCATCCAGGGCAGCATGGGCGGTACCGCGCTGCGGGCGATCCTCAACCGCCTGAGCGCACCGCCAAAGGCCGCAGCCGATGCGCTGGATACGCTCGGCATCAGCGCCAAGGATGCCGACGGCAACCTGCGCGACATGCCAACCGTGCTGCAGGAGATCTACGAGCAAACCAAGAATCTGGGCGACGCCGATCGCGCCGGCCTGCTCAAGCACATTGCCGGCGAAGAAGCGGTTGCCGGCATGCAGGTGCTGGTGGCTCAGGCAGGCAGCGGGGCGCTGCAGCAATTCGTCAGCACCCTGCGCCAAACCGAAGGCGAGGCCAGCGCCACCGCCAAGACCATGTCGGACAACCTTCGCGGCGACCTGTCTGCCCTGGGTTCCGCCTGGGATGACCTTGGCATTCAGCTCCAGGATCAGCAGAACGGCCCCATGCGCGAAGTAGCGCAGACCCTCACCGGCATTGTCGGCGGGGTGAAAAGCTGGGTCGCGGAGAACCCCAAGCTCGCCAGCAACATCGTCAAGACCGCCGCAGGCGTCGGCATCCTGATGGCCGGCATGGGCGGGCTCACGCTGGCGATGGCCAGCATCCTCGGCCCGTTCGCCATGGTGCGCTACGGCATGATGCTGTTCGGCATCAACGGTCTGGGCGTGGCGACCACCCTCACGAATCTGGGCAAGTCGGCGCTACCGCTGGTGGCCACCGGATTGCGCCTCGTCGCGGCAGCGGCAATCGCCAATCCGGTCCTCGCGCTGGTTACGGGGCTCGCCCTGAGCGCCGGGCTGATCTACGCCAACTGGGACCGCGTCGGGCCGTACTTCCTCGGCCTGTGGGCCGAAGTCAAAGAGGGCGTCAGCGGCGGGCTCGCCGGCATCGGCGCGTTACTGCTCAACTTCAGCCCGTTGGGCCTGCTCTACCGTGCGTTCGCGGGGGTGATGAGCTACTTCGGCCTAGACCTGCCCGGCAAGTTCAGCGAGTTCGGCGGCAACATGATCCAGGGGCTGATCAACGGCTTCACAGGCATGTTTCCCAAACTCACCTCAGCCATCAGCGGCGCGGCTGACAGCCTGGTCAGCACCTTCAAGAGCCTGCTCGGCATCCATTCGCCGTCCCGTGTGTTCGCCGAGCTGGGCGGCCATACCATGGCCGGCCTCGAGCAGGGATTGAGCGCGGGCGAGGGTGGCCCGCTGTCGCAGCTGGCGGGCACGGTCAAGCGCCTCACCGCCGCCGGGGCGCTGGCAATCGGTATCGGCGCCGCTACGCCTGCCATGGCCGGCGCCGACTCGCCCTCGATCGACAACCGCCCACCGCTGGCGGCGCGCACAGCGGCTGCGCCTCAAGCGGCAGGCGGCAACACCTACAACTTCACCATCAACGCAGCCCAGGGCATGGACCCGGTGGTAATCGCGCGAGCCGTGCGGGCCGAATTAGAGCGCCTGGAGCGCGAGAGCAGCGCCCGTAACCGTTCATCGTTCGTCGACCAGGACTGATACCAGGCCCAACAACAAGGAGCACCACCATGATGATGGCCCTCGGCATGTTCATCTTTTCGCTGGAGACCCTGGCCTATCAGGAATTCCAGCGCCAGACAGCCTGGCGGCACGGCAAAACGTCGCGCATCGGCACCAATCCGGCCCGCCAGTTTATGGGCCGCGACGATGACACCATCACCCTCCCTGGCGTACTGCTACCGACCTTCGCCGGTACCCAGCTCAGCCTCGACACGCTGCGTTACATGGCCGACACCGGCAAAGCCTGGCCGTTGGTCGAGGGTACCGGGAAGATCTACGGCACCTGGGTGATTGAATCGCTGAGCGAAACGCGCACGCTGTTCTTCCGCGACGGCCAGGCGCGCCGCATCGAGTTCACGCTTAACCTCGCCCGCATCGATGAGGGGCGCGTGGACATTCTCGGCAGCGCCATCAGCGGTGCCGGCAACATCCTCCGGGGGCTGCTGTGATCGATGCACTGATCAGCAAGGCCACCGACGCGTACCGCGAGGCCACCGCCTACCCGAAACCGATCTGCCAGGTGCTGGTCAACGGCCAGGACATCACCGCCGCGATCGAGCAGCGTCTGGTCAGCATCGAACTCACCGACAACCGCGGCATCGAGGCGGACCAGCTCACCATCACGCTCAGCGACCATGACGGCCTGCTGGCCGTCCCGCCGCGTGGCGCTGTGGTCAGCTTGTGGCTGGGCTGGAGCGATACCGGCCTGGTCAGCAAGGGCAGCTACACCGTGGACGAAACCGAGCACAGCGGCGCGCCGGATGTGCTCAGCATCCGCGCCCGCAGCGCCGACCTGCGCGAGGGGCTGAAGGTCAAGAAGGAACGTAGCTGGCACGGCCAGACCCTCGGCGCCATCGTCCAGAGCATCGCCGCCGCCTACGGCTTGAGCCCGGTGATCAGCGCCGCGCTCAGCGCCATCGAACTGGCCCACATCGACCAGGCCAACGAATCCGACGCCAACCTCCTCACACGCCTGGGCCAGCAGTTCGACGCGCTGTCGAGCATCAAGGCCGGCCGGCTGTTGTTCATGCCCGTTGGCAAAAGCCTGACCGTCAGCGGCGCCGCGCTGCCGCATATCACCGTGACCCGGGCAGACGGTGACCAGCACCGCTTCCTGCAGGCCGATCGCGACAGCTACAGCGGCGTGCGCGCCTATTACTACGAGTTCAACAGCGCCGAGAAGAAGGAGGCCATCGCCGGCGCCGGCGACAACCTCAAGGACCTGCGCCACACCTACACCGACCAGCAATCAGCCCTGCACGCAGCCCGAGGCGAGTGGTCCCGCCTGCAACGCGGGACCGCCACGCTCAGCTACACCCTGGCCAAGGGTCGGCCGGACCTGATTCCGGAGCTCACCTACAGCCTCACCGGCATCAAGGCCGAGATCGGTGCCATCGTCTGGCTCGGCGCCAACGTGCGGCACAGCTTCACCGCAGACAGCTACACCACCAGCCTCGAGCTGGAATCCAAACTGCCGGACGCCGACGACGTCGCCGAGCTGGCGGAGGCGGGCCACTACACCGGCGTGCTGGCCTGGTACCGCGACGAGAAGACCGGCGAACAGCACAAAATCACCGAAGGCGACCTGTCCAGCCCGCTGCGCCTGGTCCACCTCTACCAAAGCAAAGCGAGCGCCCAGCGCGCCCTGGAGCGCGAATGGAAACGGACGCAGAACGCCTGACCGAAACCGAGTCCGACCGGTCAGAGTCGCAACCGGCTCGCTCAGCCTGGGAACTGATCGACGAGGAGTGGGAAGGGCGGAACGATGCGCCGATGTGCATGTAGCCAAAACCCGGCGCTTGGCCGGGTTCTTTTATCAGCCGGACGTTTCCGCCAACGCTTGTAATAGCCGAACGACATGCTGCTGGTCTGCCTCGGTCAACTGGCTGAACAGTTCCAACACGTCCAGATTCATATCGCTCAACTCGCGTTCATGCTCGCGTGGTTGCCCTTTGTTGTTCTCCGACATGTTTACTCCTTACACGTCAACCCGGGCGCCCGGCGCCTTGTAGCGCCTCCCAACGGCCCGGAGAACAATCGATTTTCAACACATCCCGGCGGGTCATCAGCGGACAATTGTCGGATATTCACGCACCGACAATGATCAGCTCGTGCCAGTTGGTGGTGTAGCACAGGCTCTTCATGTCGCGGCGCATGCCCCACTCTGGCTGGGCGGGCACGCGGCCCAGGCGCACGGTGCCGCGGCCTTCGCGCTTGTTGATTTCGTCCACCACGCTCATCAACCGTTCAGCGCCGCGCCGGGGCGGTGGCGCGAACAGGTCAGGGGTGGTCTCGCCGCGCTGGCTCAGGTCGATCAGCAGCACCGCGCACTTCGAATACGCATAGCCGGGGCGGTAGATATGCCGCAGGCCGCGCAGGGCAACCGCCAGCAGCTCGCGCGTATCGTCCGTGGGCGTGGCCAGCGGGCACGTGATGCCGTTGGCGTACCGGGGCAGCTCCGGGTTGTGGTACTGCGTCTGCAGGCTCACCTGCAGCGCACCGCACAGCGACTGCTGCTGGCGCAACTTCTCGGCGGCGCGGGTCACGTAGGTGGCCATCGCCTCCTGGATGGGTGCGAGGTCGCGCAGCTTGCGGCCAAACATCTTGCTCGAGCAGATCGCCTGTTTCGGCGGTGGCCCCTCGTTCATGCCGATGCAGCTGATGCCGCGCAATTCGCGCGCGGTGCGCTCCAGGGTGACGCCAAAGGTCTTGCGCAGCGTGCCGATGTCGTACTGGGCTAGATCCCACGCCGTATTGATACCCAGCGGCCGCAAGCGGGCAGCCAGGCGTCGGCCAACGCCCCAGACTTCACCCACGGCCGCGATGCGTAGCAGCCGTTCCTGCCGGGCCGGGTCTGTCAGGTCCACCACGCCGCCGGTGGCCGGCCATTTCTTCGCGGCCCAGTTGGCCAGCTTCGCCAGCGTCTTCGTCGTGCTGATGCCCACGCCCACCGGCATCCCGACCCATTGCAGCAACCGGGCACGGATGCGCTTGCCGTACTCGGTCAAATCCTCCTGCACGCCGGTCACGTCGCCCCACGCCTCATCGATCGAATACACCTCAATCGCCGGCAGCATGCTGGCCAGCACCGTCATCACCCGGTTGCTGATATCGGCATACAGCGTGTAGTTGCTCGAGCGCACCACCACGCCGGCGGCGGCCAACTGCTCGCGCACCTGGAAGAAGGGCGCACCCATGGGAATGCCGAGCTGCTTCACCTCACTGGTCCGCGCGATCACGCAGCCATCGTTGTTCGAGAGCACCACCACCGGCTTGCGCTTGAGCGACGGCTGGCAAATCCGCTCGCAGCTGCAGTAGAAGGAATTGCAATCGATCAGCGCGAAGATGGGCATGCTCAGCGCCCCACGTAGCTGATGACCCAGCGCACCATGCCGAAAATCTCGACCAGCTCCTCGAGCTCCAGGTTGATCGGCTTGGCGAAGGCGTGGGCCGCTTTAAGCACCAGGCGCCCCTCGGCGTCCTCGGTGAGCAAGCGCACCCGGTACTGGCTTTCACCATCCAGGCCGGCGACCACGTAACAGTCCGGTACGCAGCGGGCCGAGCGATCCACCACCAGGCGATCGCCCGGGTACATGCCAAAGCCCAGCAGGCTGTCATCGTCGACCCGCACCACCCAGATCTGCGGCGCGCCCAGGCCCACCAGGCTATCGAGCGACAGGCCGGCTTCCTTCTCGTCCTCGGCGGGCGACTGGAAGCCCGTGATGCGCAGCTCCGCCGCCTCCGGCAGCAGATGCCGCAGCCGATCCTCGCGGCCCAGAATGGTCAACGTCATAGAGCAACATCCAAAATACTGTATGGGCATACAGTAAAACGAAAGTGACCCCCCGCGGTCAATCGAGAACATCAGCGCGATGACGGGAGGCAACCATGTGCGGTGGCGTTGAAGCGAGAGACGCAGAGAAGGCCTACAAGATCTACTTTCCCAGCCCCAAGGCCGCATTCCCCGTGATGCTCGAGGGCGGCGAGTCCCTGGGCTGGGTCAAATGGGGCCGGCGCCGCGAAGAACCCGGCCAGGGCCCGCAGGGCGGCTGGGCACGGCTGGAAACGGTAGAGAAAGGCGGCTGGGCGAAGTACGAGCCGCTACGGGCCTACGGCCTGGTCCAGCGATACATGGAAAAGGGCCAGCCCGACGAGAAGGGCAAGAAGCAATCGCACTGGTTCGATATGCAGCCCGGCTACGCCCTGGACTGCCTGGTACTGGGGGAGGGGGATCAGCGGCGAGTGTATGTGGTCACCAGCTCGCCGCCGGAGGAGTTTGCGTGGATACATGACCGGTGGCCGATGATGAAGTCAGTCGGTCATTCCGGTTGATAGCTTCAAGTTGTATATCGCCGTCGCGAGTGTAGCCAAAGCGAAGGGGATAGGCAGAACTTGGTCAGTAAACCAGCGGCTCAACAAAATGACTGTTAGAGTTGCTTTTGTCTTTGCTACTAGCCGGATCCAAGGTGTGGCTTCCAAATCTTCGGTTATTACTCCGAAGAGCCGCCTTTTACCTTTTTCGTTGTTGAAAGTGATGGAGTATTGGAAGTTTCCTTCAATGTTAATGTGTCGGCGATAATGCTCGTTAAAAAGTTCGTGAATTTCGGCAAACTGCTGACTGTCCGCCTCCGCTGCAAATGCTTCATAATTGGGGTCGCCAGAAGCCTTCAATGATAGCTTTGGCGACCTTGCGCGAAGTTCATCGAGGCGGATGCCATGTTGTTTTGCCGCGTCCTCGAAAAATTTTTGGGCTAATTCTTTTTTTGCTTTATTTAACGTCGCTGATATCGCACTTCGTTCGAATGCTTGAAAGAATTCTTCCGAACAAGACATTTTTTTGAGATCGATCAGGTGGACGAAGCGCCAAAGTGACCATACAAGCCAGGCGATTAATACGTACCATATTTTTGCATGGTCACGCCCTGATTCAATCACGGTGCCAAGAATGCTTAATGTCTTGATACCATCATGAAAGAGTATAAAGACCAAACATACAGTTGTTGCCAGCATGAGCGCTCGGCGGGCTTTTTCAAACGTATCGTCTTCATAGTCTTTAATCAAAGCAAAATTCTCGGCGAACTGCGTTGTTCGGGCACGTTAAACTAATCCTGCAGGATCAGTTTTAAAGGAACGATTGATAGTCTTTAGCCGGAGCGCTGTGAATCGGGCATCGCACATGTCATAACATTCCTGTCAGCTTGGCCAAAACGGCGACGACGTAGCCGCTGATGATTGTCAGGCCAATGATTCCCCACGGGCGAGTCCACCACTCCCCTTCCGGATTAGGTGGCATGGGCTGCTGGTAAAGGTTGATCTGTCCGATGGTGTTGGCAGAGATTGCAGTAGCTGCTGTTGCGCCGCTCTGCATCATGGAGTTGCGCCACTGCATGTCTTCGACGCGATCGATCTGGCGCTGAATCCGCGCTCGAAGACGTCGGCCGGCAACCAAGAGTTGCTTGCCTACGATCATTACGCCAACCAAGCCGAGGAAGAGGAGGTTGCCGTAGGTAAACGGGTCGGTTTGAGTCAGGGTCGGCACGTTGCGCCAAACGAAGCCAATGAACGGAGCCGTTACTTCATAAATGTTGGCAATGAAGTTCTGGATCATCGCGCCTAGTGGCCGTAGCAGGGCGGATTGCTGCATGTCAACCGAACTGCGGTAAAGCGCCATGAGCAGTGAAACGAAGTAGAACAACGCCCCGCTGAAAAGAAGCATGGCTCCAATGGTTCGCTGAATAGATGATCGTTTGATAGCTTGCTGGATGTTCATCAGTCTTCCTTGGATGCGCCTCGGCGCTTAGCTGCCACGCGAACCAGTAATGACGTAAAGCACGTCCGCATCGCTGCAGGCGGCCAGCCCCGGTTCGTAGCTGAGTGGATTGCTCGCCGCCGGAGGAGTTTGCCCGGATACATGGTCGGTGGCCGATGGTGCGAGCGTTAGTTAGGTATTAGAGTTTTTTTTAAGCTCCGCTAGGGACTTCATAAGAGCCTTTCCAAAAGCCACGGATTTGAACAAATCTTCGAATGCCCTCTCGAGGTCCTTTTTTGAGAAGCAGTTGTATTCTTCGCCTTCGAACGAAAGGACACATGGATAACCTTTAACGTGCTGTCGCCAGTTTGCTATAGTCGCATCTTGGCTATTTGTTTCCTCAAGGTTTTTCGTAATGAGGATGATTCTGTCTTGGTCAAAATATTCTTTGGTCAAATTAGGATTGAGGAGGTCTGGTATGTTTCCCCATGCTGTCATAGCGGAAACACCCCTGTGAATACTAACTTTTGCTCCGTTAAATCCTGATAGGGAAACATTCAACTCACGAAAGAATTCAATCACTTCATTGCGGGCGCTATCAGCTTTTTCCGCAGCAGCAATGCCTTGATTAATTGAATCTAAAAAGTTCATATGCTCGCCCTCGTTAAACGGCTAATAATCGGAAAATGATCTGATACATCACGCTGAGCTACCTCATTCGGTAAGTCAGAATGATCGTGCAAGATTGCGGCTCCGTTCCCTTCGAAGCGCCAATTTCTTACAAATTCTGCCGAAAACATTATCTGGTCAAAAGTGCAGTGTCGTGTCGGTATCGAGCCGTTTGATCCGCTATAGGTTCCATGGAGCGAATCAGAGTCGCTGCATGACGGTGCCAGCACAGCCCAGAACGGGTTGAAAAGATATCTCGGGCGCTTCAGAAGATACGTCGCATCTCGACTGGCTCTTAGACATGATTCGATTGGTGATTCAAAAGGCTCATTATTAAAGTCGCCTAGCACGACTATCAGTGAGTTCTCGTCTTGATCCAATAATCTGTTCAACGCAGTGCGGACGCTGCGCCCGAGGAGGTTGCGCTCCTCTGAACCAGGGGCGTAGCGGTTTCTGCTTTGCCAATGACAAACGACTAAATATAGCGGTGTTTCGTCGGGTAATGAAAAACTAATTAATTTCCCGGCTTTAAGCCAGTTGCCTTCAGCTTCGTCCGAGTAGTTGGGATGGTCAAGTTCACCAACAAACTGCATCTTGTCACCATTATAGATGACGCAGAAATCATCTATGGAGTTACCTCTTTTTTCATAGAGATTGACCACTCGGTGCCGCACAAGGTTAAGCTTTATAAGTAGCCGCTGTATATGCTCGATATTTTCTTCATCAACCTCGCCCAAGGCGAGCACATCAATAGCTTGCGTCTGGAGTAGGTGACTAATAGTAGATTCGAAACCAGGAGTTATATCGTTCTTCGCAGCCTTTGTTGAAGGAGGAGAAAGATGACAATTCCACCACGCCAACGAGAGGGTAACTTTTTCCTCAGGCATTCTTGGTTCCGGTAATAATGTATAAAATATCCGCATCACTACGCGCGGCCAGTGCCTGCAGATAGTCGATGGGAATGATCGAAGTGCCGTTCTCGAAGCGCTTTTGCATGTAATCGGTGTGCCCAGCGAGGTGTGCCAATTCGTGTACCTCTAACCCGAGGCGTTTGCGCTCCTCGAGGAGGCGATCGCCGAAATGGCGGGGCTGGTCGTCCAGGTCGATGGCAGTCATAGTCATTCCGTCCTTGGTGCGGCTGCGCATTAGATCGCGGGGAGCGCCGGCGTTAGGGTTAGGTAGTTACCGTTCTGGCTCCAGCCTTGAAGGTTTCCGGCAGTATCGACAACGTAGTATTCGCCGAAGTCGTTCTCGGGTGTTTCCAGTCGCAGAGATCCGTCAGGTAACTTTTTCGCCAGGTATTCCTCAGTGCTTCTATCCCCACTGGCAAAGACCAGGTCGATGAAATGCACGCCGTCTTTCTTGTAGAGAACCTTCACGTGCCCGAGCGCGCCATCGGTCAGCCAGTGGCCGAGCATCTCGGGGTAGTCGCTTAGGTCGATGACTTGCAGCTTCTGGTAATCAGCGGCGCTGAGGCCGATCAGGCGACCTTCATAGTTGGGGGTGAACTGAGCGTTGGCCCAGTAGGCGCCGTCTTGCTGACCTTCCACACGGAACCCGATGAAGGTCTTGGTGGCTTTGACGTCAGTGTCATCGCGAACCACCGCGGCCACTTGGGCCAGTTCAGCTTCGGTCAGCCTGCGCGGCAACATCACCTCGACCTTACGGGGGCTGCCAGGGCGGTAGTCTTCCTTCGTGATCGTGTAATTGGGCATCTCTGGGCTGGCTGCAGTCCCTGTAGACGGATCTGCAGCCGACTGAATAATGCCGAGCTCCAGGGCGATGGCAACTACTACCAGCCCCGCGAATGCCCCGGCAGTGCCGCCTGCCAGATTGCGGACCAGCCAATTCCTTCCGTTACCTTTCATCCGCTTCGCTAGCCACCACCAGATGCCAGCCCAAATCGCGATGAAGGCAAACGCAACTACTCCGTCCATGATTTCTCCCCACGTTCCCTATGAATGTCAGCCAGGGGCCGACGTGTTCGCAGTTGGAATGGGTCAGCTGTCGCTGCCCTTTCTCGGTAGATATTGGCCCGACGACTCAGCCAGGGCTGACGTTAAACGTCGAACGGTAGCGCGATCGCTCTCCGGCATCGCACGGTAGTGGTTGAGCAGTGTGGATTCGTCGTCGGCGAGCCCGGCTTCGCTGAGCCCTCCACGGCGTCCAGTGAGGACGTACAGAATGTCGACGCCGGCTTTGGCTACGGCCTCCAGATAGGCGGCGTCAGGGCTACGCTCGCCCTTCTCGTAATTGAACTGGGTCGTCTTGGATACGTTCGCTACGGCTGCAAAGTCGCCTTGGTTGAGGCCCAGCCGCGCACGCTCTTCTTTCAGCCTCTCGCCGATATTCAACAAAACGACTCCAATAGGCGTTGACAGTTCAACATTCGTTTAATAATCTGCACTCGTTATCACACGAAACCACACGAATCTGAACTATGCCGAACGGATACCCCAGCGAGCAAGCGTGCACAGCCGCCCGAAACCGCATCAGCAAGCTCGGTCTGTCCGCAAAGGAGTGGGCTGAGCAGAACGATCTCAGTCCCTCCACCGTATACGCCGTGCTGAACGGCCAGAAGAAGTGCCTACGCGGCGAGTCTCATCGTGCCGCTGTGCTGCTGGGCATCAAGGCCGGCGTGCTGACGGACGAGCCCGAGCACTACGGTCGCCGCAAGACCGATATCGGCGCTGTGATTCCAAAGTAATGGCTCTGGCCCCAGCGAGAAACCAGAAGATGAAGCGCACCGTTCTAGACACCCGCCGGCAAGTGATGAGTGCAGTGGTGTGCGAATACCCGGGTGGCCGTGAGTGCGCCGCAGCGCGGCTGGGCCTGCCGATCAAGAAGCTGGACAACCACGTCTACGAAAGCGCCGGTAGCCGCCCGCTCTCCGATGAGCAACTGCATCAGCTCGAGCAAGAGGCCGGCACCACGCATTTCCCTGACTACGTCGCTGCGCTGTATGGCGGCGTGTTCGTACCGGTCGCCAACCCGGACGAGCTGGACAACATCGAGCTGTATGAGCGCTGCATGAAAACCGCCGTCAAGCGCGGTGCAGTGGACAAGATCATCGCCGAGGCCTTGAGCAACGGCGAAATCGACGACCGGGAAGCGAGGGCCATCCTCGACGCCCACCGCCAGCACATGGCGGCGCGGCATTCGGAAGTACATGCGGTGATCGTTCTGCACCAGGTGCGCAAGCCCGGGCAGAACTGAAGCAAGAAGTCGGCGCGTTGCGTCAGAAATTACCGGCCAGGCCGGACCGCGACTGGCGGTGGGGAGGATGAGTGAGCGTTGCCCATAACGGTGGTTACAAGTGTCTGTGCCCGGCCTGCGGGAGCCGAATGCGGATCCGCAACTCGGAATCGCAGACGCCGACATTCAAGACGATGTACGCGCAGTGCACCTCGATCGCCTGCGGCGCGACCTACAGCGGTTCGCTGACCTGGGACCACGAATTGAGCCCCTCTGGCCTGGACCGCCCCCGGGTGCGATTGCCAGTGGCGCCCTCGGTGCAGCGGATGCAGGCGCTGCGCGACAGCCGCGAGAAAACCGATCAACTCGACATGCTGGATCACATGGAACCGGAGGCCGTACACGCATGAACATCACCACCGAAGGCAACGCCCAGGAATACCGCTCCACCATGCAGCAGGCCGCGCTGGCCTTCCTGCAACGCCACCAGGGCGAGCACCTGGCCGACGATGGCCATCTGTACGACCGCGCCGTCAGCTACCTGGTCAACGCGCTGGACGTACCGGCATTCATGGCGGACCGCCTGGCTCATCTGGCCATGACGGAACTCGACAACAAGCCGCGCTCGGTGCCGATCGGCATTGATTACGGCACAGGTGATTCGTACACCGTGGCCCTGCTGCATTACTCGACGGGCGAGACGGTCTTGATCCCACGCCGCCACCTACCGCTGCGCCTGCAGCCGCCCGCGGCGCCCCAGGCTGCAGCAGCCGCTCACTGATCACCCCCTGAATTGACCCATTCCCATGCCCGCCGTTC